CTCTTGCCAATTTGGATTAGCAGGGTCATTCCACAATATATTGATATTGCTTAAATTGAGTCCATTGATATCACTAACGGGTTCTGTTGTTTGTACGCTAACAAATTTTAAAAATCCTTGTCCTGCGATGTTTCTTTTTGGATTATAACCAATTAAATTAGCCAACTTGATAATACTGTCTCTACGTTCAGCAGTATCAATAAAATTTTCACGTGAATTTAAATCATCACGAAATGCTAGACCTTGACCCATAAAGGCGATAACATCTAGTAAGGCGATGTATTCGCTACTCTCTACATAGTCATTAAATGTTTCAGGGTAATATGCACGTAGATAATCTACAAAATTTTTACGCAATGATTCATAATCATAGCTTTGAAAATCGGCACTATTATAGGTTTTATAGATTGATTTCCAATCATTTACCCCAAAAATATTTGATTGTCTTGAACTTGTGGCCATAGTTATTCTCTTTTATATATTTATCGTATAAAAAACCAGGTATTTATACTGCTGATGCAGTTCCTGATGCTTGATCAAAGAACAATGCCAATGTTGTAGGATTATTGAAGGGGCTTACTGCTAGTTCTATTGTTACCAATAATCCAGTATCCTGATCAACTATGGTCATTGAATTGAGTATAAGTCTTGGATCAGAACTGGCAACTCGTTGAATTTCAGCTTCTAATTCGTATCTTGTATCAACTGTGTTTGGTTCAAATATAAAACTCCAAAGTGTTGTACCATAACTGGGTTTACCTGGTTTGGTACCTTGTTGAATATTCATTGCGTTGATGAAATCTTGTATTACCAGTGCTTCATCTGTCATTTTATATTTGGTACCAGTGTTTGTTGGTTGTGGGGTAGTTCCTACAACATTAGTAAACCCCGGGGCAAACCCATTTGTAATTACAGTACCTGCGTTTTGTGTATTAAATCCAATGAATGTTGACATGATTATTCCTATTATACTATAAGTGTTGTACTAGATAACTGATTTGTTAAATCATTTATCTTTTGTGCTGATGCTACATATGGAGCCATTGCAGCATTTGCTTCTGAACTACCAACTCCATATTGATTTTGTGCATTTTCAAACGCAGTTTTTAGTGTATCATAATTAGCTTGTTCTGCATCTAATTGTGATGACAAATCATTTACAGACGCTATAGCGGCTGTGTCAGGTGGAGTATCACCTGGATTTGTTCCGCTAAAGTCAGGTGCGGGGATTCTATCATCAGCAACCAATCCTTTTAATGCAGCAGTAGGTAGCTGTGAAGATGTTGCACTTGCCGCCGTTGCAAGTGCAGTTTCAACTGCGCCTCCGCCCAATCCTGTTACACTAGCTGAGAGTTTTTCTGCATCAGCACCACTAAGCCCTGACTTAGCAAATGACTCTAAACTAGAAGAACTTAGTTTAGATTTTACTGCATCAACTGCACCACTCAATTGCCCAAGTCCACCTGATATAGCTGATTTTAATGTATTAGTAGTTGATACAAGGTTGCCTACTCCAGGTATACTACTTGGATTAAAAGATGTTGCTTTAGAAACAATATTGGTTATTGAACTAGCACCGCCAGCAAATACACTCAATCCTGGAATACTACTTGCGGCTGAAGTCAATGAAGATACTGACAATCCGTTACCTGATGATAGACCAGCCATAGCTGAACTTGCAGAATCAACTGCTGATTTTGCAACATCTTTGGCGGCTTTAATCTGTGTTAAATTCAATGGACTACCTGCTGTTAAATCTTCAAAATCTTTCAACACCGTAGAAAATAATCCTGCAGAAAATCCCTTAAGTGCGGAACTTGGATCAAATCCACCTACAGTTATTCCACCTAATGCATTCATTGCTTTATCAGCTAATCCTGCAGCAAAATTACCACCTGCTACTATATCTTTAGCTGAACCTCCTAAAGCAGATACTGCCCCCGTTATCGCAGATGTTGATGGTAAATTACCTGCAATTGGTATAGCACCTGACAAACCTGATGATACTGTATTCATTAAATTAGCAGCAGCCTGTGTTCCTTGTGTTGCAGCCAATGATACTAATCCCAATGTCTGTGTGCCCGACAATGCTCCGCTAATTGCACCTATTGATTTAAGAGAATTTTCTGCATTAGACATATTTGATACCAATGCTTTTGCCTGAGTAGTTGGGTCATTGATAAAATCTTGTGCACTTTTTATTCCATCTTTACCTGTCCAGCTGGATGCAGGCAACGCTTCCGGTATTGTCTTGGTTGGATCAGCGGTTAATATTTTATTGGCTATATCAGCCGCACCGGGTATTAAATGACCAGAATCTTCTAGATGTTCAGGCTGTGCCCCATATGCACCCAATACTGCCGTTGCTTTACCTTCAATGTTTACAACTCCGGCACCAGCCGCAACTGCATCTGCTGCAGGTCCATTTGCCACATTGATTGCTATCTGCGACAATGCAGCTTTTGTCATTGGTGCAGTTATTGATGCACTAACTGGGGGTGTAGTTGGGCTTGTTGCAGAAAGTGATGGGCTAGTTGTATTAACAGGAGGAGTAGATGTTGAATTATTTGTAGCCGCGGTAGCTGCACTAGGTGCCGCTGGTAAATTACTACTTGCACTATTATCTGTTTTTATATCAACACCGTAATTTGCATTAGACCATGGGCTATGTGCAGGTGCACGACTTGTGATACTTGCAAGTTTACCGGGTGCCGGTGCCCAACCTTTAGTATCATCACGTAGTGTATCAGGGTGAACAACAATGGGTAACTGTTTAACTTCTTGTGGTGTGAGTGTTGGGTCACCGCTGTTTAATTTAACATTAGTACCATCTAACACCGCAACAGAATTTTTACTCTTTACACCATACTCACCACCGCTTAATATTGATGTCTTACTTTCATTCTTTTGTGTATACTCACCTTTTGTATAACCTTTAAATGTTGTTCCTACAAACTGTGAAGTTTCTTTATTACTTTCTGTTCTTATGTTTTCTGCATGTATGTTAACATCACCTGTACCATCTTTGCCCGCATGCAAATTAATGTTTCTATCTGCGTGTAAATTTAAATCACCCTGTGTTCTGATGTTAACTGAATTAGTTGAGTACATATCAATTGTACCTTCTTTACCTAATTCAATATAACTTTGTCCATTTGCATGAATGATAAACAATGTTTGTGCAGCATCATTCATCATAATCATATGACCTTGTGCAGTACGTATTCTTACCAATTGATCTGCACCAATTACATCACCGTCATCCATTACAAAACTATGCCCACCTGTGCGACCTATAACTTTGAATTTATCGTTTGGAATTGTATCATCTTTAATTGCATCTTTGATAGTTGAGTCTGTGTAACCACCTTGATATATAGGTCTACCAGGAGTACTTATACCAAACACACGACTTGGGCTTTCACGCATACTACTAGAGCTAATTGTACCTCTATCCTTATCACGTAATAACCCTTGATTAAACAATATCGCAGCTTGTGAGCTATGTACAGGTCTAGCTTGTTCAGATAATACTGCATTTTGTCCTAACTTGGGATTTGCATTATTGATTTCACTGACCGGTAATCTTGTCGCACCACCGTAGCTTTTTGCTTCACCTGCATTGGTAATGACTTGATCACTTGAGCCTAATGCAGGAACCATGTGATTGATACCAGGTTGGGGCAATGCTCCTATATAAAAACCAAAACTTGGATCACCGTTTAAAAATACACAAATTACTTCAGTACCTATATCAGGTGGAGTCATCCACATACCATAACTATTGGGATTAGCTACATAGGTACCGTTATCTGTTTTGCCACCAGTGTTTGGAGTATATCCAAAGAAAGGACTCATGTATCTTACTGTGATCCAACCCTGATGATCATCTGGATCTGGGTTAGCACCTTTACGTTCTATATATACTTCAATTTTTCCAGTACGTGAATCATCAATATTGTTTTTAACAATTCCTTTAATTGCACTAGGAAATAATACTGGGTTACCTGTACTATCTTGGCTAGAGGAAAAACTTCCCGTTTGTTTGATTATATTATCACTCATAATTTTTAACTTCTAGGATCTGTTCCTGCAGGTATAACTGCTGGATTACTTTGTGTGGTTGTAGTTCCATCATCCGCTGCAGTATTAGAAGTACTTGGTAATACTGTCTGTCCTGCGTTAGATAATTGAGGTATATTTATTAGTGCAGGCTGTGATGATGTACTTGTTGCCGTTGTTCTTCCGCTAGTATCTGTTGTTTTACTTGATGAGGCTGTAGAATTTGTAGTACTAGATGTAGTAGTTGCAGCATCATCAACAAAGGGTGGAATTGAAACTCTAAGTTCTTGAGTAAATTTACCATGAGCAAATGTGCTTGTAACTTGCCAAACATTATATGCAATACCATGAATTTGACTTGCAATACTTGCCGGATACTTCCAAAATAGAATATCGCCGTCATTGGAAGGAGTTAACAGTCCATCACTGCTTGTATTATAATCTTCTGCATCTCTAAAATCTACTTCAATGAATACTTGACTTGTGTTTGGATTTATACTATAACCATCTTCACCATAATATTTTTTAAGTGCAATGTCTAGACCACGATTTGTGGCAGTTATTAGATAATCAGGATCTCCTAATATAGTAATTTTTGCCTTAAGTTGATCAGATGGACTATATAAAAATGACTTGAATGCACCAATTGTCTTTGAAAAATATCCTGCATCTTTACTAATACCTGGTATTTCAGTTGATGCAGTTGCGGCTGGTGCTGCATGATCTGTGTTTGTCAAAGGAGCTTCGCTTGATTGACTTAGAATATTAAAATATAACAAATTGTAATCTTGCTCATACCCAATAATTTCTTTAGCATTCTGTGTATCACCCATATAATAATGTTGATAGCGTTTGTAGGGTCCTGGATATTGTGATTTCTTACCTATGTTTATCCCCCTGATATATGGTATTTCATATCTTTGTATAACATAGTTAATATTTACTGCATGTTTTTTACGTAAATTATCAAATTTACCAAGGGTTACTATAGGGTTTACATTATACCATGCTAGTGTATCAGAAGCAGCACCTGCATTTTGACTATAGTTGGGATCGGATGATAATACAGGTTTATTTTCTTTATCTTTAATGTTGAATGCATTGGTAACAAATGTACTTTGGCTAATTACTCTATCAATGACTGCCGTAATTAGTTCATTTGTTACTGTCATTGGTTTAGATAATTTTTGAACAACAGGTGCCTTTTCTGCTAATCTTACATTAACATCACTACTACTTTTTACAGCTTTGTTAGGAGTATTTTCAGGGTTAGTATCAGCGAGTTCTACCATTACGGCAGTATCAATTCCGCTATTGGGTGCAAATGTTATTTGATATGTGTCTGGTTGTTCTAGTTGTTTATTTTTTTGTAATTTTAATTGTCTGTTATTTAAGTATTCTATCAAACCAGTGATGTTGCTTTTTGTTTCACCTGAGGTGTTGCCTATTAGCATGTCTTTAACTGTTTGGCCTTTAATTTGAAAAGTTTCTCCAGTAGTGCCACCTATCTTACTATTAGCAACTTGTTCGTTAACAGTAACCGCAGTTATGTCATAGACAATCATTTTGTTATCTAATTTAAACTTAAATGAAGATATTTGTATAGGCCAACTACGTTCAAATATTGCATCTTTTTCAGTTGTCGTATCTGCTTCTGTGTAGTTACTTGGATCAATTAATTCACCTTTAGCATCATATCCGTAAAATCTCACTGCAATTAAAAATTGTGTTTGTAATGCAACAATTGTTTCATTGATATCTGTTGAACGATTAATTGTGCTTGTTTGTTGTAGTTTGGTTGCGGCTTTTATTAGTTGTGTAGGAAATTTAAAACCATATGGTTCAAAAACTTGAAAATGAAATTTAAAACTATTATTAGGTGATCCAGTTATTTTACTTGTAACTTGAGTTGTTATTTGTAAATTGTCAATATAGTAATCTAATGTGAATCCATCTGCTCTAGTTTGACTATTATTGATTCCACCACTTCTACACACAAGTTCCCAATTGGTTGTATCAATACTACCCCCTGAACTATATGTATTGAATGAATCCGGGCTGATCATATACAAACTTATATTGTATGTATAGCTACTAAAGTTTGATAATGGATTTTCTCTTGCTGGATTAAGTTTACTGCTTGATGTTGAATTATTACTAGTTCCCGTACCATTAGATGATGAACCGCTTGAAGAGGTTGAACTGGTACCTGTAGTACTGTCGTCTGAACTAGTTGTATTAGAGTTTGTTGTAGTTGAATTTCCTGTACTAGTCAGTGATGAAGAACTTGAAGACGAGTTGTTTACAGGAGTTGGTGAATTTGTGTTCGTTGTACTTGTTGATGAACTTGTATTGCTTGAATTAGCTGCACTTTGTGCTTGATCTAATGCTTGTTGATCTTTATTTAATGTTGCAGTTGCGGATGTAAGACGAGTAGTGTTGTTTTGTAAAGTAGCTTGTGCATTTGGTATCGTATTATTTACATAATTGTTTACTGTGATTTGATAGTTTGCCGCTTTATCTTCAGCCGCTTGTTGTTCAGGTGAACCAGCTGGTAAAGATGCTGCTAATGCGTTGGCAGCATCTAATTTTGCTTGAAAAGAAGCTAACGCAGCCTGTGCGGTCTCTAAACTACTCTGCGCTGTATTCACACTTTGTTGAGCTAGTGAAACCTGTAAAGTATCATTGTTAACTATATCTTGCAGGGCGGATATATCTGCCATCTTATATACCTAGCCAAATTTTAAGATTATCTAACTGCGGTATGTAAATGGAAGTACCTGCCGCAAAGTCAAATAAAGGATCTTTGATTCTATTTGGATTACGTTGTGCAAACACCCACCACAATCTACTATCATTGTATAAGTCATATGCTAGTAGATCAGGTCTTCTATCATATGTAAGTGTGATTTCCCAATATACATCCAATGGATCACTAGGAATACTACGATTTTGCATAACATCTAAAAATAAGTTCTTATATACTGATGTTAAGTAATAAGGGCTTGTT